GTGCTCACCGACCTGACGATGACTCCCGAGGCAAGCACCCCCGCCACCGGCGGCTACTACTATTCCCCCTCTGCCGGCGGCTCCAGCGCCAGCCCCAAGACCGCGGACGCAGGCGTGGCGCTCTATGCCGCTGCCGCCCTGCTGAGCACCGCCGGTCTGGCGTGGAACGGCAAGCGCCGCGGGCAGTAAACCAGCTCTTCTCTCCGGGTCGATACCGACAGGGGTACGCCGCAGCCGCGGCAAACAAAAACGCCGCCCGAAAGGGCGGCGTTTTTTTGTTATAAGGAGTAACCGTGAGAGGCAAGAAAAGTGATAGCAGAGCAAGGGAACTCGCTTATCAACTTCTTGCGGCGGGAAGAACACCCTCGGAAGTTGAAAGAGAGGTCAAGGCTAAAGGGTATGAGTTTTCGCGAGGAAGCGTATACACAATCAAGAAAGAAATTGAGAAAAATCCAGAAAATAAAAGGGCTTTCAACGAACTTAGGCAACTAAAAAAAGAAGAAATAAGCAAGTTAAATTCCGAAATCCTGAATCGTTCGGCAAACGAACTGATTCGTAGATTGAAAGAATGCCCCGAAAGATTTCCGACGAAAGAACTCGTCACTACTTACGGTATTGCTATGGATAAGCAGCGTATGCTTACCGAAACAGAAACGTCGTCAGGAAATCAGGAACAGTGCGGAAGCGTGCTTGCGCTTACCGATAAACTCAAAGCCCGCCGTGTTGAGGGCGTAGAAGAGCCTACGACCGACGATAAGACGGAAAGCGAGGAAAGCGGTGAGTAATATTCAATTCACGGATAAAATGCTTGACGCGGTTTCTGTGGCGTTAAAACCGCAAGTCAATTTATTAACGTTTGAGGGTACTGTAAGGTCGTCTAAGACCGTTACAGCCGTTCAAGCGTTTTTTTATAGGGTGATACAATCCGACGGCTTTCTTCACCTGATAGCGGGGCGAGATTTCGACACGATAAAGAACAACGTACTCGAAGCGGACGGCTTAGGACTTATCCCGCAGTTTTCGCCGTATTGCAAACTCGAAAAGGAAACTATCGGCGGTAGTTTTGTGCGTATCAAGTTTGGGCGAATAAGCAAAAAGATATTGCTCGTCAATTACTCGAACATATCGCAATGGAAGAAGATCCTCGGTTCGTCAATCGAATGCGTGTTTATAGACGAGGTCAACATAGCCGATAAACAGTTCGTAGACGAGTGTTTCGCTCGTCAGGTATCATTTGACCATCCGTTCACGATATTCACGCTTAACGGCGACGTGCCGTCACATTGGGTATATACGGACTACATCAACAGTTCGACGATTATCGGGAAAACTCCCGCTTCTATCTTTGCGGATATGCAGAGAACGCCAAAGGTAAAAGGGCGTTACTATATGCATTGGACGTTTGAGGACAATCCCGTTATGACGCCCGAGAAGATAGAAAGAGCGAAAGCCCTTTACCCTGTGGGGTCGTACTATTACACGATAAAGGTACTCGGCGAGCGTGGCGCGCCCGGTGAACTTATATTCCTCGATTACCTTTCCGACAGCGTGATAAAGCATTACGAATATGATTACTTCGACCTTTATACCGTAGGCGTGGATATAGGCGCGACAAGGGCTAAAAACTCCGTGTCGCTTATAGGCTTTAAACGCGACTTCTCCGAGGCGGCGGTCGTGGATTGTCAGCCGTTCGATTTGTGCGGTTACAAAGAAAAGACGGAACGAATCAAAAGCATTATTCGAGGGTGGCTCGCTAAGGGTATTTATATCGAGGGCGTATTCATTGATAGCGCGGAGCAGAACTACATAAAAGATTTGCAGACGACGTTCAAGTCGGAATATCTTCCGTCCGTAGCGGGGTCGTATAAGGCTACAATCAAGGCGAGAATCGATTTGTTGATAATATTGCTATCATTGGGCAGGTTTCATTTTAACGACAATGAGGGCGGAAAGAAAGCCTTACAAGCGTATAAAATAGCAAAGTGGACAGAGGGCAAGAAAGGCGAAGAAAGAGAAGATAACAACGAGCCGCAGAACGATATTATGGATAGTGTAGAGTATGCCGTTACAAGGCATATGAACGCGTTGTTAAAGGTGGCAACGGAAAGAGGTAAAGTATGAGTTTAAAAGACTTTTTTACAAGGCGGCGGTTAAACCGCTTGCAAAGAGATTTGAATATGCTGAGAGATACGATTAAATTTAACCCGTATGCGGTGGCTATGATAGACAGCGAAACGGATAAAGACTTCTCGCGCCGTATAACGGAATATCGCGTGTGGAGTATGGGCAATTCGTATGTGTTGCGCCGGTTCTTTGTCGGCACGCTCGAATATCGTACCTGCAATTACTTTTGGACACGCGCGCCGTTGTCTTACCGAATGATACATAGCGGCTTGCCGGGGCTTATTTGTTCCAAAATGCCGAGAATACTTTTCGGCAACGGAATAGCCCCCACGGTCTCGGTGTATAAGGATAGCGGAGAGGTTGACAAAAATAAAACGAAAGCGGCGACGGATTACACTTTACAAATTTTCGTCAAGGTAAAGTTACGCGACGTATTGACGGAGTGTGCGACTAACGAAAGTTGGGGCGGACACTCTTTTATTAAGTTTTCGTTTGATACAGATCTCTCAAACTTCCCGATAATCGAGGCGGCGGATATTATGTCGACCGAGGTTGTAAAAGAGCGTAACGAAACCGTCGCTATAATCTTTAAGACATGGTATGAAGACAAAAAGAAAGGCAATCAGCAGCGTAAATACCGGTTAGACGAGATATACACCACGGACGCGACGGGTGACGCCGTTATTCGCTATGAACTGTATGAACTCACCACAGGCGAAGAAAAGCGCGTGCCGCTTAATTCTATACCCGAAACGCAGAAGATTGTAGAGGCGGTAAACGGCGACGACGAGGTTGTTTTTACGGGTTTAAAGGGTATGCTTGCCTTTGAGAAGCCGAATAAACTTCCGTCGCTTGAGTTCCCGCATTCGAACTATGGCGCGTCCGACTTCGAGGGCGCGACCGATTCGTTTGACGCGGTAGACGAGGCGTATTCGACGATTATCAACGAAATACGAGATAACAGAACGTTCCGGTATTTTGCAAGCCACAATTTCCGCAGAGATAAAGATACGGGCGAGATATTAACGCCCGATGACGGCTTTACCAAAAACTTCGTGCTTACCGAGGGAGATATAGACCAGGAACAAGGAGTAAACAAAAACCGTATTGTAGACCAAATCCCCGATAAGACAGAAGAGCATAAAGCGAAGTATTTAACAGCCGTTACGGTGGCGTTAAACAAGGCGGGTTTATCTCCGTACAGCATAGGCATAACGGGGCTTGAAAGTATCAACCAAAGCGCGGAAAGTCAACAGGAGAGAAACAAGGTCACGCTTGAAACGCGTAAGGCTAAACTCGAATTGTGGACGCCATATCTTTCGAACGTGCTTTCGCAGTTGCTTGCGTTTAATACATACCTTTTAAATACCGTAGGCGCAAAGCAAGACGATATGCCGCTTCCTGATATGGACATAACGCTTTCGACTGTAACGATTGATTTCGGAGAGTATTTACAAGACACCGACAAAGACCTTGTGGATATATGGGGGCTTGCGAAGTCGCAGGGTATATCCTCGACACAGAACGCCGTCAGAGAACTTCACAAGAGTTGGAGTGAAAAACAGATCCTTGACGAAACAAACGTCATACTTTTTGAAAACGGTATGGCAACAGATACGCCAAACGGTTTACCCGATCTTACGGGCATTGAAACCGACGACACCGATAATGACGACGAAGACGACAAGGACGGTAAAGAAAATAAAAAGGAAAAGCAGGGTGGTGATACGGCTTGAGCGATTTAAGGTCGTTTACGCCTGTTGAGCCAAACGTTGCGGGAAAGGCTTTAATTGCCGTTCAGGCGGTAATAACGAAGATAAAGGAAGCAATAGTCGCAAGCGTGGCGAAAGGCGTGTCAGAGGACGAAATAACCCGCCAACTCAATAAGATTATATCAGACTTCTGCAAGACGATAGGTAATGAGGCTTTAAGAGAGCAAAAACGCAAGGCGTTAGTCACTGCGGCGAAAAAGTGGTATTACACAACGACCCGAACGTTTGAAACGGTAAACCGCAATTTGTTATCGATGAGCGGGAACGTTTACCGCTTAGGCGTAGGCAACGATTCAAAGAGTTATTTCAACACAATCAGACCTATGCACGACAGGGGAATAAACATAGGCAAGCCGCTTATAGAAGACTATAAACGAAGCGTTCGGCTTGCTATGAAAGCCTTAGCGGCAGATCCGCCGCTTGTGGTAACACGAAAGGACGGCGTTGTGTATAAAGT